CAGTAGTAAAACCATACCTCGTTAAAACCTTCATTAGTACCTGCAAAAAACTGATAAGACTGCGTCATATTAATGTCGCCATAAACATACTCACGCAAGGTACAAGGTAAAGTTTCAACCCGACCAGAGTACATATAGAACTTATCTTGGCCCATCCAGTACGTTATGTTATTTACTGTAGCTACAGCATTAGGTCCTGTAATAGAAATATTATCCGCAAGAATCTGAAAGCCCCAAACATAAGGAGCACCTAAATACTGCATAGAATATAACGCTGCGTCTGTATATACTAGAATCTCTTGGCGGGATTGTACAGCGCAAATAATAGACGAGCCGTGACTTAACTGGTAACTACCAGCTTGGTTTGTAATTGAAGGTGCCCATGTTAATACGCTTTCTTGGTCTGACCAACGGATAAGCATAGGGTTTTGTGTAGCAGTTCCATAATCGTTAACACCAAAGCCAATAACAAAACGACTTGCATCAGATACCATTACAAAATTACAGACTGTGGGGCAGCTAGTATCAGACTGCCAATATGCCGTACCATTTTGCGTATTTGAATTTGTTGATATAAGTTGTTGCGCTCTATTAAAAGTAGAAGGTGACGCATCAACAACCCAGTAATATAGTCCACCGCCACGGGGGTTACAAATTAAGTTTTGCCCAAAATTAGACTGACTCCATAAGCGCAGTTGTTGCCCAATAGCTTGAGAAGCAGGAGCTGCTGAACCCCATCCAGTAGATGACGAACCAGTAGATACACCAGACCAGCCACCAGCACCCCAACCTAAGGCGCCAGAAAAAACAGCGCTACCTGAAGTTAGTTGGTATGCTGCTGTAACTGCACCACCACCTGTACCTGTATCGCTTGAGTTAGCTGCAGTTGATGTTGTAATTGAGTACTGCGAAGAAGAAATATAGAGTATCTGGTAACCCTGAACTTGGTTTAAAAGTGCAGCTGTAATATTGCCACCAAGACTAGTAGCGCCAGAAAAAACAACAGTATCTCCAGTTTGCGCACCATGACCAGCCTGTGTAACTGTAATAGTAGTTGAACCGTTTGTTGCGCCAAAGACTGCAGATGGTGAAGAAATTGTAGTGCGAATTGGGGTAACATCATAAATATTGCCTCCAGTACCATTTTGAATATAGAGTTTTTGATTAGTGGCAATAGATAAATAGTTATATCCAGATAAACCAACCCAATTCCATAAATCACGGCATACACCAATATACGCACCACCAGTAGAAACAGCGCCAGTATCTAACGTCCAACCACCAATTTTTTCTACTTGCCCAGAACGAAACCGAATTTTGTCACAGTAGTACCAACCACCTTCATTGGCTAATGTAGTGCCTTCACGGTTAACGCCTGGCCTAAATTGTAGTTTTTGTAATGGCATATTCTGTCCTTAAGCTACTGTGCCGCCAGCAGTTTTATACGCTGCTATAAGTTTATCTATGCTGTTTTCATGTTGCCCATAGCCAGCTCCGGGTAGCGACGCCCAGATATTTTTACACTTATCTATAGCTACTCCAATGTACCCTTTTTCAATATCCTCAAGTGCTCTACGCTCTTTAATTTGTTGTATAGCAATTAAATCTTGGGATATAGGGCTAAAATTAGGTAAGTTAAGTTGTTTTTTATAAGCGTCATAATACCGAGCTAGTAACTGATACCGACCTGCTGCAGTAGAAGCTAACCCCGGACGTAACCACACAAGCTTTCTTGGATGGTCAGCATAATCACTAAACAAATTCCCACCCACGATAACATTATACCCGTCATCGCCTTTTCCTTTAGTGCCTTCTGATACCGCAATCATATCTAAAAAAGCTTTTAAATTTGGACTCATTGTTTTGTAGGGGTAGAGTGGTACAACATATCATCTTTAACATGGCTGGCATTAGTAGAACCAAACCAAAACGAAACAACAGATACCCAAGCAGTACCCAAAGAACCCAGCATAATGAGTAGCGGCTGATTATTGTCTTTAGCGTAGTCAAGCATAATTGCAGCTAGGATACCAAAGAACCCAATAGTAATAGCGTAAGAAAGAATTGCAGGGACATTAGACTTTGTTTCAGTCTGCATATCTCTAGCAGACTTTCTATCCTCAACCGCTAACTGTTCAAAGTTTAGGCCAAGCGCTTGGGTTTGTTCTTTGAATTTAATTTCTTCTACTTTAACCGCTTCAATTTGCTCTGCAGAAAGTTTCCCTTCATCAATCATGCCCTTTACGTCATCAGGGGCTACTCCAAAGAGTTTAGAAAGCGCAGTAACAGCCAGACCAGCCAAGGGGCCGCCAAGGCAAGTAGCAATAGTAGGTGCAATTTGTTCAAGCCAACTCATTTTACTTTTGGCTTACGTGTGGTGGCTTTTTTAACCGCTGGTTTTTTTACCTGTTTTTTTGGTTTTTCTGTTTCTACAGGGAAAGGCCATGCCGCTTCAATACTAACTTTGCCAACTTCCATATCAATCTTAGGCATGTAACCAAATTTGTCAAACAACCAAGTAATAATAAACATAATTTTCCTTAAGATTTCATAATATATGCGAGAGCATAGTACGGAGGTAAATTTTGCCCTGTACCGCTTACGCCAGTTGTGCTGTTTGCCACACTAATTCCTGTTGTTGCAGATGCCAAAGAAAGAACTGTATAACCATCAGGATTTGCCGCACCACCACCTGCGTGTCCACCCGGAGCTGTACCAACATAAGAAGTAGCTGGTGACGTTGTATGAGTATGCCCCGGGTCTGTAACAGTTGCAGTATGGGTATGGCTAACAACAATAGCATCAGCGGTACCGCCTGTAGCAGCAACGGCATAAGTAGAACCCGCACCAACCACAAAGCGGTCGCGCAAATCTGGAGTACCACTAGTACCATTACATAATAACCAACCGCTAGGAATAGAAGCAATCGAGCCAGACCACATTACGATAGCGCCGGATGGAATGCCGTTAGCCAAAGCAAAAGCCGTGGTTGCAATAGTGGTGTTATTTGTTCCTAAAGCTTGGGTAACACCTGTTACTGTACTGGCAATCGTTCCTCCAGCAACTACATTTGTAGCGTTTGTAGCGTTTGTAGCAGTTGTAGCAGTTGTAGCAGTTGTAGCAGTAGCCGCGTTGCCTCCAATAGAGAGGCTTGTTGCAGTTCCACTAAGACCCGTGCCAGGGCCATTAAATTGAGTTGAAGCTGTAATTGTTGTACCAGAAACGGTGCCTCCTGCAATACTGGTCATACCAGACATTGTTCCACCAGTAATAGCTACCGCATTAGCATTTTGGGTAGCCATTGTACCAAGATTAAGTGCTGCTCCAGCGGATTGAACAAAAGCAGTAGTAGCAATCTGAGTAGTATTTGTACCATTTACGGCTGTTGGTGCAACAGGAATTCCAGTAAAGGTTGGCGATGCAGATAACACCATATTACCAGTACCTGTTACGGCGTTAGCTAGGGTTACACCACCATATGTTAATGCACTAGAAAGGGTTGTAGCACCAGTATGGATAGTTGTACCGCTAACAACTAAGTTACCAGCTACAGTAAGATTACCAGCAGTTGTATCAAAACCGGGATAGAAGTTTGTGCCGTCAGACCATATGAATACTTTAGCCCCTGCTGGAACAGTAATACCGGAACCCGCCGCTGTTGTATTACCAATAACAGAAGAGTTATAAAATGTAGCTGCGTACCCCGTGTTATTCCAGATTACATAAGTTTTGCTGGCTGGTGGGGCAAATAGGTTAAAGTTAGCTGATACGGCACTAGCGTTGAGCTTTAGGATTGCGTAAACAGACTGGTCAGCCGTTGCTGTAGCCGTTGGCCCGTTTGTGTAAGTAAGTACTTGGTTGTTTGAAGTTGGGGCAATAGCTACTGTTTGGTATCCTGCAATAGCGGCTTCAAAAATATACTGAAAATTGTTGTTGGTTGTAGTCCCCCAAGTACCAGATTGGTCTCCAGAACCAATAAGTTCAGCGCGTAGCGAGGGTGAGTATGTAGATGCCATGTTTATCCTTTATGGGTAGTTATTATTAACTGGTACCCAAGTTACTGTTTGTCCGTCATTAATGCTTGTCCAAGTGCTAGATGTTGTACTATTTATTGCGTTCCAAGACCCTGATTGCCCGTCATTAATAGCGTACCAACCACGAGGGAATGGGCTGTCTAATAATACCAAATTTTCAGTTACTTGGCTATTAAATGACGCAATTACGGTTATAGCGTCAGCAGGGTTAATGTTTTCTGCTATTAGGGCATTTTGGATGCGTAGGGCTATGGCTGCATCAGCTGCAGTTAGAGCTTCGGTTATGATTGAGTTTTGGATACGTACGGCTAGGCTAGAGTCTGCTGCTGTGATGGCTTCAGACAGGCTGGCTACAAAACTGGCTAAAACCGACTGAGTATTAGCTAAAACACTACCCTCAGACACAACTGCCGTAAACGTAGCTGCAACCGTTTGAGAATCGGCTACCCCAAAGTTTTCTAAAATTACCGTAGCAAAAGCAATAGTGGTACTTGAGGTGTCTGCTAGGGTTAGGGCTTCGGTAACAGCGCTGTTAAAAGTTATTAAAACGGATTGAGAATCTGCTAAAGTAGCAGCCTCGGTAATAGCAGAAGCAAAAGCAGCTAGGCTAGACATAACATCCGCAAAAGACGCATTTTCAGAAATAAC